CTGGTACAGGAAGCAGAAAACCTTGCGTGGATGACAGGTCTGGTGCCGATGCCGTTCGAGGAGTGGGTATTGAGGTACCCACGCGGCCCGGCAGACATACTCAGAACAGCCCGGTCAGAGTACGAGCAGATGGGCGTCAATCCAAACAGGGTGCACCTCGTAAAGAATTTCATAAAAGTCGAAACTACTATCCGAAACACCGACCCGCGGAACATATCCCCGACGGACCAAGGTCTGATGGTGCTGCTGGGCCCCGTGATAGCGGCGATAGACAAAGCCGCTCACGAGTGCCCGTACATGGTGAAGGGGCTAAGCCCAGAGCAGCGGGATCAAAAACTTAGTCGACTTTTGGAATTCGACGCGTTTGCAGATATAGACTTTGATCGTCTTGATAAGTCTATAGATGAGATGCTGCAGCGCGTCGTAGAAATTGGTCACATGAGGCATGCTTACTCGGAACATGCGGATTGTGGCTTGTTTGTGGAATGGTTGGAGTTTTGTCTCACATCCCAGGGTATCAACGACCTGGGTGTGAAGTATGTCATTCACGGACAGAGACGGTCCGGAGATAATCACACGTCCACTTTTAACGCTGGAGTCTGCCGGTTCGCCGTCTGGATGTGCTTTCGTCACATTCCAGCCGAGGATTGGTGGACCTTCCATGAGGGCGATGACATACTGATCGGGTACAGATCGAAGTGGCGCGACCAAATAGAGGTTAATCTCACCTACATTTCTTTGCTGGGTTTGAGCATAAAGTTAACCTTCGTCAATAGCTTTGAACAACTGAGCTTTTGTGGTCGCTACTTGTATGAGGATAGGGGAGTAGTATGCAGTTACGCTGACCCTTACCGTACTTTGGCCAAAATTCATACTTCGGTCACGCCCGGTGATACCATGATACTCATGCTGGCGAAGGCGTTTTCTTATGCCCATACTGATCGCAGCACGCCCATCATTGGTGTGTTTGCGCAGGTCGTCCGCAACCGACTGCTTCAGGAGGTCAACCCTAGCAGGCTCAACAGAGTATTGTCCAAAAATC